CACCTATAGATATGGTATCTTTTGTATGATAATCATATTCTACAATAATCTTATTTACAAATAGAGTTCTGGCTGAGGCAAGTTCTGCAACATCCCGACTTTCATCCGCTTGATAAACTCTAATATTATGAAAATATACATTTACTGGATTGTCTGCAGTTGCCTCTGAGGCAGAAAAGGCATTGACATCCTGTGCTGCTGCATCCTCACGATCCAGAGCATCAGTAATTACTCGAACTGTATCCATAAGCTTGGCCACATCAGATGAATATATAAAATAGATTAGCTGTTCTCTTTTGCGACGATAGAACGGAGAAGGTCTAAACCTCATCAAGCGATCATAAACTACTAATATAGGTGAGTTTACCTGCTGAATAGATACGGTGTCGTTGTAAAGATCCTCTATGCTTGTTGGGTATTGTGCTGGAATCATTGGATTGAATCCCGCCTGATTGGGAGCGGTAGGACCAGTAGAAATAAGACCAAACAACGAAAGCTGTTCGTTTACATAATTATTAATATACTTTGGTGCAAAACCAGTAGTTTTAATTTCAAGGACCATTATACTATTCTACCCCAATTCTTGCATTTGCTATCCAACGAAATCCAGTGCTTACGCCCTTTGCTCTACCAACTTTTGATCCAGCACGAATGTTTTTCTTAAATACCGTTGGTCTCTTAATATAGTCGTATAAACCAGAGGCACGAATAAAAGACTGTTTAAAATATTTTAACATAAACTCATCAAATACCCGCTCGTAAGATCCTTGAACAGCATCACCACCTGGATTGGTAACAGTTACTGGATTTGGTGTAAACACAGACTGTCCACCAGATTCAAATGCCAAAACAGAACCGCTTTTAGGTTTGATTACTACGGTCATGCCCTGCTCCATTATTTTTGCTTTATTTACAAACGGGGTAGTTGCGTCTGCAGACATTGATCTTGATTGTTTAAAATTAGAAAACAAAGAAAGAACATCCTTGCTTATCACAAAATCTATGTCAAATAATCTAGCAGCAGGACTACCCGTACGATACCATTCATAAACATGATGAAGAGCTTTAGGATTTGATTTAGCATTTACATCTATGTATTGTCCAAGGGCAGCAATAACTCCTCTGCCAAGCTTTTGCATAAAGATAGGTTTGCCATCTTGCACTCCATCAAGAAAGCCGTAAGAATAATCTATAATATTATTCATTGTTTTTCTAAAATGACGAGTATTAGTTACAACTCTCATTAGTCACCTACAGTCTGATTTTCAGCCCTACGCAAAATCATTTTATAGTATTCGGTATATCTGAGCGCTCCTACAAACGGTTCGACTGCTGCAAGTTCATAAATGGTGCCAGAACCAGCCCTAACACCAGCGGTTTCTTTGTATATTAACTCGTCGTTAGCGTGTCTAACATTTGTAATCAAAATATTTGTTATTGCGTTCTTCTCTTTTTGTGTGGATATTCGTGGATCATTTTTAGTTCTTGCCTCTAATTTATTTTGTAATTGAAGAAATGACTCTGCTTTTACATTTTCAGTACCTGCACCACCTATGGGATTAGCATTGCAAGCAATAGTCTTGTCAAATACCCAATCTTTTTTAGGTTGTCCATAATCGCCTTGGGTGATTATAGGATAATACACGTCTGCCTTCATTGGAAACATAAAATCTGTATCTTCACAGATGACCATTATAAAACTCCAGGACTATTAATATTTGTTACATATCTATTGAGAATTTTGTCAACTAACAAGTTTCCAGTGCCCTTAGTTATGTCCTTGTCATATTTAACATTAAACTGATCAGTTCTATAGGATTCAATGTATCTCTTGTAATAATCTAATCTACCACATCTGATGTCGTCAATGAGCATATTTGTTGCATCCTTTATGTCATTAGGAACTACTTTATACCCTGCTTCAATATGAAACATATAATCTACACCCTCTGGAAAGCTTACGCCACCACTAAATGTTTGTATGTTTGCACTATCTTCTGTATCAAAAAATCCAAATGAGTCAGATGCGGCAAATGCCATTTTTGCAGGTTTGCGTTCATATCTATTCCAGGTAGTAATTCCTGCAACTGGATCTTTTACAATTCCAGTCTTGTCCTTTGTAATGCTGTAGTCGTCATCTGACAATGCTGGACCATCCTCATCATCGACGTCCCAAACTTTCTCAGCGTTCTCAAATACCTTAAGAACCTTATAGGCTCTTTTCCATAGTGGAAAATAATCTGTGCCCTGACCAACCGCCTGAATCCATTCAGTCTTAAAATAAAATCCTCCTGGCACATAGGAGTCAATTATTTGTCTTGCTAGTTTTTCGTTTGCTGTATACTCTGAAATTTCTGTGGCCGTAGTTGCCAAATCATTGGCGTCTACATATGGACGAACGATCTCAAGGTTATCCTCAACTAAAACATCTCCACGCTCACTGCCAACCTTCTCATATATTTCTAAAGAATAATGACTGTCGTATTTAGAGAAAGAGTCTGGAAGGGTAAATGAAATAACGCTACTTGCATTAGATGTAACTGCAGAGTCAACGATTTCTTCGTATCTATCATTTGTAGAAATGACCAAATAGTGAGACGTGCTAGCCGCTGTTACTGTATAGGAAATTGAGAGCGGGTATGGGGGAACACGTAGAATCTCCATTATTGTACGCCGTAGTATCTTGCCATCTCTTCAGGAGTTGCTTGTCTAACTCCCTTGCGAGAAAGCCACCAATCGGCTGCCTCCTTAGTAACTATATTATAACCAACTTTGAGCGAACCCTTTTCCTTATTTAAAGAATACTTATTATGATCTGAGTATAGGGCAATCTTTTTTAATGTCTTTTCGGGTTCTGGTATTAAAACAATGGTTTTACCCTGTAGAATATTTAACATGTCCATTTTGGTTTTTGCTTCTTTAAGGTCAATGTTATTTTTTTTAGCATAAGACTTTATCTCAAATACCGTTTTTGTTTTTAACTCTTCTAAACTTAACATTATTCCTCCACTGTCATTATACCAGAAATGCTAAAAGAGAGCGGTTTCTAGGCCGCTCTCTTCTAGTTTTTATTGGTTAGATTTTAGGAATCTGCGCTGTCTGCGTCGACATATGCGACTGCATCCAACTCTTCCCATGCAAGACCAAAGCGAACGAAGACTGTATATTCTACAGTATCCTTCTTTGGCTTGTATTCACGATTTACTGTGATATCGCGTTGGAAGCCCCAAATACGGTTTTCTGGGAATGTCAAATCGACATACCCTTCTGGGTAATAAGGAACCTCAAGCACATCTACACCTAGTACACGAGTTGTACGTGATGCACCAAGTGTTTGCGCTCCACCATCAAGAAATTCTTGACGGTTTGCTTGTGTGCTACCAATTCTGTCAGCAAATGCTGCAGAAATAGCGTCTGCAAGAGTACCGTTATTTCTAACAATACCAGCAAAAGCATCTGTACCTGCGTAGAACTTTAGGTTCGACTTTAGTGAACGATACTTGCGTGGCATTGCCAATAACAGATTCTGCATAACAGTGGTTGTGAAGTTATTGTCTGATACTGTTGCTGATAGCTCGTGAGCAGCATTTCCTACTGTTCCACGAGTTTGCTTTACGAATCCAGACAAGATTGCAAGGAAGGTACCTGTAGCACCGTCGCCGTTAATAGCCAAGTCTTCGATATCATTACCGAAAGCATTGGTCATCAAACGAACGAGACGATCTTCAAGAGCTGCCCCTTCAATATTGTCTTCTAGTGACTCTGTAGAGACTTCCCAATCAAGACGAATCTTTTTGGTTGTAAGTTCTACTTTGGTAAATGTTGCACCAATATTTGTGTATGCGTCATCTGCTTGTGCAGCAGCACGAATTACACGCTCACCAACGTTGACCTTTTCGATCTCCATGGTATTGGCTCTCATTGTAACTCTACGACCATCTTTGGCGAGAACTGTTGCATCCCACACGTAGTCGATAAAGCGGCGAGCCTGCTCTGGATTAAGAATACCTCCGTTACTTCCTGTTGGGTTTACTGCGTTTGCTCCAGTTGTTACACCGAATGCACCGCCAGAAACGTTACCAAGAGAAGTTGCAGGAGATACGTTGCTGTCTGGATCAGTTGCTGTTGCGCTACCAATACCACCAGAAACAAATGCACCCGCTTCGGCTGCCTTAATCAGTTTTTCTTGTATTTCTTGTTCCGACATATATTCACCTCCATTTAGTGTTTAGTTAAATAGGTCGGCTGTTTTGAGGAAACGTCCGCCCCATAGGGATTTTTGAGCCTTCATTTCTGAAAACTCCTGTACGATCTCGCCTAGATCGCCAGACTTGCGGAATGCTGTGTCTGCTTCTACTGCATCAACACGCTTTCCAAATTCATCAAAAGAACCCTTGACCTGATCTACATCAGTTGATACAGTTTTTACTTTACCTGTAACATCTTCAAGGGACTTTGTAATTGCAGAAACAGTTTCTTGTAGAGATTTAACTGTTCCAGCAAGATCGCTCAAGGCATTAGTTAGAGAGTCTTTAATGTCAGTTACATTCTTGGCGATGTCTGCAACTGCATCTGTTTTATTCTCTACAACTTCTTCTGTGGAAGGAGCAACTTCATCAGTCTTAGCAATTGCTGTTTCGGCAGCAGCCTCTTCGGCAACTGCTTCTGCTTCTGCTACTACTTCTGCTGTAGCCTCTGGAGCAACCTCAACATTTTCAACAATCGCTGCTGCTTCGGCTGGTGCCTCTGCTGCAACCTGTGTTTCTTCTGTCATAGGATTATCCTCCTTTGTAATCTTAATTGTCCTAATGCCTTTTGCACTATCAACTAAGAACTTTAGCATTTCAATATTGTCATCTCCTCTTTCAACAAATCCAATGTTCTGCATTGAACTGTCGCAAGTAGGGCAAGATTCCTTATCTTCTGGAGATAGGCGAACAATGTCATCTTGCTTACACCAGTACACTGTGTCGACAACTGCTTTTGCAAGATACCCGCTTAGTTCTCCCTTTTCAATTGAGAGAACGTTAGCGAACTCATTTGCTGGGTTGTCAACAAGTGATAGTTCAGTTAAATTATACTCCTTAATTATACGCACCTGACGTTTCATCTCTTCGTCAAACTCATCATCGGATTTTGTGATATTTCCTCCGATTGAAAAACCAGTTAGCGTACCATCAAGAACTTTTTCCCAAGTGTTTTGTGCACCCTTAGAAACATATGCGGAGACATAAACTCCACCATAAAATTTCTTTGTTTGCGGATCAAAGTAACGATCTTCTTTGAAAGACACGACCTTACCAACAGCACTTGGCTGATGCATTTCACGAATATTGCCTCTAAATTTCTTAAAGGCATTCATGCTGGCCTCTGTTGTTACTATATCATTTTGCTTATCTACGTTATCTAGAGTTGCAAAACCAGAAACAATACGGCGCTCTTGATCAATTTTGCCAATAGGCATAGAGAAGCGAACATTGTCGCCCTCTGTTGTCCATTGAGCTTTATTTATAATCATTGCCATCTTATTATATCATCTGTTTATATCAATATTTGAAATTTACTGCGAAGAACGGCCTTCTCCTTGAGGGTTACGGCCATTTATGGTAGATGGAGAATCTGAGTTATTATTGGTTCTTTCTCTATTTCTTTCTCTGTTCCCCGCCAAATTTGCCCTAGCATCAGTAGCCTGTCTTGGACTCATGATAAAGGGTGAGTCGCCATCAGATCTTTGTGGCAAATCTAACTTTTCACGAGCCTCATTTGGCGTCATGACCTGTGTTTTTACATATCTTTCTAAAATCTGAGACTGTGCAATCTCATCTGTGAGAGTTAGCTCATTGAACTTTAGCTCCAGAACGTCTGTCTTTTCTTTAACAATCTTATTAACCATTTTTTCTAGATATCTTTGGGCTGGCCTAGAGACCTGCTCCTTAAATGTACGATCTTGAGAAATAGCGGCAGCAATCGCAGCAGAATCTGAACCACCAAGTTTAGAGATTGGAACCTGATGAGCAATTAAAATATCATCTCTGTTTTGTTTGCGATACTCTCTAAAAGAACCTTCTTGAACTCCATTCTCAATAGGCTCCATCTTAAATTCAACCTTATTGTTTTCTGTATCTCCTGGAAGCGGAATGTACAGAGTTCTATGAGACTGAGACTTCAGTCCAGTCTGCAAAAATCTAAACATCTTGTCTTCTGCATCGGCAGACAGCTTTGCACCCTTGACTGTGATGACATATCTTGGTACTGCTTTATTCTCAAAGTAATCAATATTATATTGAGAAGAGAGCTGGTCTCCAATTAAAGAAGGCAAGGCCGCAAGAATATCTGGAATACCGTAGAAGGTGTTTAGCGGAGAGTATTGCTTTAGATGAATAATCTCGTTTGGTCTTGTATCTGTGCCCATTGGATTAGGATTCTTGGCATTGAAGTTTCTAAAATAAACCATCTTGTTTCCAATGATTTGGACAAAGCCATCACGAAGACGACGCACACGCACAGTGGTTGCTGGTATATGACCAACATATCCAATTTCTCCATTAACCTTACGACCTACCTCAATAAAGCCATTTCCAACAGACTGAAGATCTGTGTATACCTTTTCCATGGTTGTGGTAAAAGAGTCATCATCGTTTAAGGATTCTATCCAATCACGAAGCATAATCTTTGCTCTTTCAATTCTATTTCTTGCCCTGTCGACCATACCCTGATCTTCATTCATCTCAAAACTGAGCATTGTTCTGTCTGTGATATCAAACCTATATCCAAGACCAACAACATTTTCTACCTTGGCATCAATAGCAGCGTGATTAGCGAAGTTTGTATCATAAAAATTTGCTAGCTCATACATGTTGTATGGTGGAGTAATTACATCAAATAGTCCATAGCCATTACGATATACCGTCCCAGGATTTATTTGTTTTGATTGTGCGTCATCTCCAGATGGATTTGCGCTAGCAGAATCTAGATACCCTGGATTATCTGTTACTGCCTTTACTATAGTTCTTGTAGTTCTGCGACGAAAGTTATTATCCAACCCGCTCAGACCTTTTAATTCTTCCCAAGATCTAGCAAAAGGATCGTGCCCAGCAAAAGCGCTTGCCTCTTTGTATTCTGTATTTAAACTTGCTTGAATATATTCAAACTCATCATTCATTTTCGTATGCTTCTCTTCCGTGTGTTTTCAAAGTTTTTTGAGCGTCATGTATTGCCCCAAGATCATTAACGTTAGGGATAAGCCCTTGATTCATTCTGTCTTTCATTTCTGAATACTGCTCTTCTGATACTCGATTAAGGCCAGGCACAAAAACGCACTGCCCTTCTCCATCGTCTCCATAGTAAATAGCAGCCTTCTTCAGTTCTGCTATCTTTCCAATGTCATTTCTCATTGCCGGAATGTTCAAAACGCTACCATTCCCATCGCTAAACCACTTTCCATTAGACTTCTTGTAAACATAAAGACCCCAGTCATAACTCTTGTCAATAACTTTGCGTCTAACATTTTTTACAATAGGCTTACCAGTTTTAGGGTCAATTAAAGAGTCCATAGCCACAAGTATACCAGATTAGGCTGGTGTTCCAACAATTGTGGTCCACACGGTGTCATTATATATTCTAAGCTTGTCTGCATCTACCGTCAAGCCTTCGTCATCGTCAATAATAATTTTATTTGTACCAATATATGTGTTATAAACACTTACTGGGTTGACGCCATACAGATCAGATGAGCCGATAACCAATACGCCTTCCCACGTTGCATTATTCTCCCAATATTGCCATGGGAAATTTGTTACTCCATCAGTTATCACCTGTTGCCATGGGCGAGTAAGGGTCTTTTGAATTTCTGATAGGTTGGTAGCCTGATAGTAAGCAATATTATTAAATACAAAAGGACCATTTAGATTTATGGAGCCAAGGAAGTTATCATAAATCAAAGAAGTAGAAAATCCTAGACCAAGAACTCCCCATTCATTTCTTGTAACTACTGGTTCTCTTACTAGCTTTCCGTTCCAATAATATGTTATTCCGCTGAATTCTTCGCCCGTGCTTGCCTTTATAGCATAAATTCTTGCACGATCTCCAGTCTCGCTATCTGCCTCAAAATAAAATTTTATTGTATCGGCTTTGTACTTAATATCAAATAGTTCTACTGAGCTTCCTGGAAACTGTCTCTCATCATATCTCATCCACATTTGAACAGCACTTATACGATAATCACCAGCACGAGCAACGTTAATCGGCATGGACAAGCCTCTGTTTACAGAAGGATCGTAATCCCCTCTTACCTGTATGCCAGATGTTCTTGTCATGTACAGATATGGAGTGCTGCCCTTGTATATGCTGTAAGGATTTTTTGCTTTGTAATCGAAGTATATTCCAGACCTCTTGAATGGAAACAGGTCAATACCAAACCTAGTTCCAATAGGATTGAAAGAGTTATCGTTAAATGC